AACCTTCTAAAGCTTTGAAAATAACACCCATATCATACCCCACTTTCTTAGGAGCATCCCAACCTGTTTTTAATGCATTATCCATGTAATAGTCCTGCATAATGTAGTTAGTGTCATCAATGACAATAGTTTTAATTCTCGGATTTGTTTTTAGCAGTGCGAGTACTTCTGCTATTCTTTTGGCATCATTGGAAATAAAGCGGCTTGTACCCCTTAAATCTTCAATTTTAACAGGAACTCCTTTACTCTTTGCAGAGGGAAAAAGCTTTTCACTACCACGAAATGGTAAAGCTTTAGAAGTCACTGAAATAATGTAAGATTCTTTGGGATCTAACCCTTCAATACCCAATTCTGCACTTGGCCCTATTCCGGTACTTTTACCGAAACCTGAAGGAGCCAAAATCAAGATTTTTGCCATAATGCTTTTATTGATTTATTGAGTGAATAATTAATTTCCTTTTACAATAGAAATAAGGTCTTTGTTTGTCCTTGTTCTGAGAGCTTCTCTGCAGAGTTCCTTTATGTACTTTCTGTTTTCATATATATCAGTGAAAATATCATCTATGACTCCTTCTACAAGCTTTTCCTTCTTAGCTTTTCTTAATTTTCGCATTTCTTCAGCATGTTTGCTGTCTTCTAACTCTTTTTCTGCAGACATAGCTAAATCAAATTCAAGACTGCCTAAAACTATTCCTTGTTCCATAATTGATAATTTAAAAGTGATAAATTAAGTTCTTTCAATCAGTTTAGTAAAGTTGTTATTGTTACCACTCATGTTTAATCTGATGTGCCTTGGACAAAAAGTTTCTCTGCTTTCTACTAAATGAAGACTTCTGTAGTTGGGGTACAGCACTTCTTTATTGTTGCCTGTCAACTTCATACCAAAATGTTTGTCAAGATTGTACTTGTCATCATTAGCATTAAACATGGTGAACAAATAGTTACAAGCTTCACTTAAATTTCCTGTATCTTTTATATCATCTCCTGTAGGATATAAGCAGTCTTTCATGTATTTAAGCCTGTCTATATCAGACATACTTCTGTTAAGATGTATGATGTTAATGAATGTAAAATGACAGAGATTTCTAAGTTCTTCCTGATACTCTAAAACCTTATCCACTGTTTCTTTTTTATTAAAACCTCTTTCCGGAGGTACTTTTCTTAATGTGTCTAAAATAATAATGCGGTACTTTTCAGAGTTATCTGCTTTATAGCCTATTACCCTTTGTTTTTTTACCTTTTGACCTTTAGCATCTGTAGTTTCATAGTCCTGATAAATAAACTTTCCATTAGCTTTTGCATAATTAATAAGATAGTTTCTGATACCGGTAGGATTCTCTCTTTGTTCTATAAAATCTATTTTGCCTTTTTTGATTTGAACACCATTTTCATTGTACTCTCCAAAGAGTGGAATTATCCTTCTAAGATAGATATTTTTAAGCATATTTTCATGCTCTGTGGATACTTTTATTTGCTCTAAAGTAACTTCATCCAGCAGTTTTCCCATAAGATAATTAGCACTGATTTCATATTTTTTTCCATTGGTATAAGTAAAGCTTTCAATGCCATAATCATACAGAAAAAAATAAGCTGCAAACTTAAATTCTTTGCTAATTCTATCCATTTCATAAGAAAAATATATCCATTCAATTTCTACTTCAGGTGGAGTAAGCAAATAAGGAGAAAGCACAAAAGCAAAATCAACAAAAGTACTTTTACCTACCTTTGGTCCTGCTGCCACTCCGATCATACTTTTTCTGGGTATGCCCAACATAGCAAGATCCAGGTCTTTTATGCCTGTAGATGGACCTTTATTTTTACCCAACTGCCCATCTTTAAAAGCTGCTACAAAATTCATGACATCATTCCTCCCATGTGTTTGCTGATCTCTGTTACCTGGTCAGACTTCTTTTTGTTTTGAACCAATTCCAAATACTGTTCAAGCCGGCTTCTTTTAATGTTTGAACCATCTTCTTTATTGATTTTAGAAATAAAATAGTCTGCCTGCTGAAGAAAATTAGTTCCTCTTTTTTTACCATACCGGAACTCATCCAAATACATGTTAGCAGCATCAAACACTTCATCTTTTCTAACTTCAGGATGTTGAGAAAAAAACTTTTTCATTTTATCAATACAACCTTTCTTATCTCCACCGGCATCTCCTCTGATTTCCATAAAAAGCATTCTCCACTCCAACACCCATTGCCAATTACTATCATAAGTTTGTCCTTCAAATAAAGGGATGTTCCAAACTACAGATGGAACCTCTCCTTCATAATCTCTGGTTACAATCTTTGAAAAGTTTACCTGCTTGATAGTTTCTTCAGGAATAATACCTGAAGTTTTCAGGTTATAAAATACACCTAAAAGATAAAGCAACCCTTCATCTTCATTGACATTAAACTCTCTGAGCTTGTCTTTGATTTTCTCGTTTATCATCTTGTACTGTTGTTTTTAGATTACTAATTCTTCTTCTTTTCTAAACCGGATTCTGGTAATTTTAGAACTATCTAGTCCAGCTGTAGCTTTGATGTACCAATTTTCATCTACTGTATCAATGCAAAGAATGATAATCACTTTAGCTACATGACCTTTTTTGTATCTGAGTATCCTGCCAATTCTCTGTATCAGATTCCTGTCATTACTGTTAAGCTGTACAATAACAGCATTGTCAACTTTTATAGGAATGTTATGCCCCTCATTGAGACTTTTTACACAGGCCAGCTCATGTATCTGACCTTTTTTAAATCTGTTTAAATCTTCATCAGAAGACTTTGAGTGGAAAACATGTGGACTTAGCTTTTCAGCTTGTTCTATGTTAGCACAAAAAATCAATGTTCTTTCATCCTGTGGTAATCTTGCTATCACTTGCTTTGCAACTTCCAACTTACTTTCCAAGTTATAGATAAAATGCATTCTGTTAATAGTCTTAAACTTTAAAGCTGCATTTTGTTGTGCAGTCCTATTGCTGTTAAACATCAAAGAATTGATAGTTTTGGTCAGATATTCATAATGATTCTTTTCTGTATTAAGGAAAGGTTTATCTTTACTGCCACCTGGTACAGTTTTCTTTGTACTTTCCAACCTCGTTTCTACTACAGTTATCTCATAAGGAGCTACCATTCTCAGTTTTACTGCAGTATCTAAAGATAGAGTATACACTGTTTTCAAATTAGCTTCTCCTAATAAGAACTTTTTAGTAGAATCTGATGGGGGAGTGGCACTTAAAGCTATACACTTTTCTATTTTGTTTTGCCTGAAAAAAGAAGAATTAGACTCTGTAATGTTGTGAGCTTCATCAAAAATAACCAGATCAAACTCCTGTCCCACAATCTTACTCATGCTAACATGGCAAGTTCTTTCTACATTCTTATTATAAAGCCTGATAAGTCCCCATTTCCGGAACTCATCTTCCCAATTTTCATCTCTGAGCTTCTCTGTAGGCACACAGACCAGGATTTTGGCTGTCTTTTTAGCTGAAACTACATCTTGAGCAGCATCAATGGCAATCTTTGATTTACCAGCTCCTGTTGCAGCTGCAATAAGTCCCCAGCAATTACCCCACTTCACCCAATCTGCATAAGCTTCTTTTTGTACAGCTGTTTTGATAGCATTGGCAACTTCATCAGGAATATCTTCCATTTCTGAAAGTACCGCATCTATTTCATCAGATTTACTTTGTACTGATAATAGTCCGGGTTTAATTAGTTCTTCTATGCTCATTTTTATTTTTTTAGTGAATATCACTATAGCTTTTGCCAAAATCAAGGCTTATACCTAAAGTAATATTTAGTTTTAAAATTTCATTTGTTTTTATAATGCATTGCTGTAAATCTTCTTTTACTTGTTCCTGTTTATCCTTATGCAAAGGAAAGATTACTTCATCATGAAACTGTCCACAAATTTTGTAGCTCTTTTGTCTTATATTCCTCACTTGAGTATCAAAACAAAACACTCCTGTACCCTGATTAAGAGTTGAAAATCTATCTTTATCAAATCTTAGTGAATACCAGAACCGGCTTACAGGATTAAAAAGCCACATTTGTCCATCTATGGTTTTTACTGCACAAGACTTAGCTATCTTTTTTACAGCCCAGTTTCTTTTCCAATAAATCTTATGTAAAATTTGTGCCTGTAATAAAGGCATTCCTGTTGTAAGACTTATTTTAGGGGGCCCTGCTCCATATACAGCTGAAAAGTTAACTTGCTTGGAATCTTTTCTTTGTTTAGAAAGTTTTTTCACTTCAGCTTTCCTCTCTTCCTGTGTCATATCCAGATACTTCTGGACAATAAGATTTTCCGGAATAGGTTTACCATCCATCCACCTGTAAAAGTAGGACTCTTCTTGTGTCATCATATTTGCTAACACTCCAATATCAACATGGGGATCAAAATCAGGACTCCTCATTTCTTTTACATACTCAGGGTCATACTTAAACATGTAGTGCTGCTTAGTGCTGTCTTCAAGGGATGTCATATCACTGCCACAAAGGATATGGTCATCATCAGGAGCTATCAGACATCCTCTGATTTCTTTGCCATAGGGTTTGTGTATTGAAGGTAAATTTACTACTACAGTGTGCTGAAATCTGAGAGTATTTGTAAAACCTTTTATTTCAGCTTTTACAAAACCATCTTTATCTGCATTTTCCATAAAACCTTTCAAAATACCTAACCGGTGATTGATAATAAACAATCCTTCCAGTGCATAAATTGCAGGTTCTATTTCAGCTAGTAATTTTACACTTTTACACAAGCCATCTGCAGTACTGATTTGAGGCACATTTTTTATATTGTTGTCTTTAGCTTTCCTCAGAATAAAAGTAGCAGGTTTCCAACCTAAACCATATAACCAGCCTTTCAGTTGAGTCTGAGAAGATGGATTACCTGATT